CCACCGCAGATGGCTTTGAGACTACTTTAGCCGTTGTGGACCCTACGGCTGACCGCACCATTACATTCCCTAATGAGAGCGGCACAGTCGCCTTGCAAGAGAACATCGAAATCGCCGTAATTATGGCAGCGTTTTAGAACCTGAGTAATGTAGAATTTCACTTAGCGGAGTGGCTAACGAAGGAGCAATAAATGGCAAACACAGCAAAGGCACTTTTTAGAGGTGCCGCAACAACAACATTAACAACTAATCTTTATACAGTACCATCGGCAACAACAACAGTTATTACAAGTATTGCAGTATGCAACGCTGGTGCGGCGGCTGCTGACTTTACTCTTTCTATTGGTGCAAGCGGTTCTGAAGTCAAACTCTTTGATGAGACAGAAATTGCTGCCGACACCACTACTATTATTGACTTAAAGCAAGTCTTACCTGCGACCCATGTAATCGACGGAGGCGCAACTTCGACTGATGTTACTTTCCACATTTCAGGAATGGAGATAGCATAAAATGGGTATCCAAACAATTCCAGCGCCTGCGGCCGCAGGTGGCGGTGATGCTGCTTTCGCGTCAACTTTAACTGCTATGTCCACAACTTACGAACATGTACAAGCCTTTGAGGCTGGAATTTACGATGTAGAGGTAGTTCCTGCAACTACACAGGTCGGCATCATGCTAGTTGACGCAACTAGCCTGCTCGTAAGTACTAGTACAACAAGCGGTATTGTTTCAGTACAGTTAAACACACCAGCAACAAGATTATATGTAACAGGCCTCGAAGGCGGCACAGCAGGCGCTATCGTAAAAATGACAAAAGTAGCAGAGATTTTGTCTCCTGATGATATTGGAAATGGAACTCTCGATACTATCAACGCCACAGGTACTTACAACCAAACAGGACGGTTAGCAGTTTTGGCTTTCGGCGGAGGTTCTGCTGGAACTAAAGGAGGCGCAGGGTACGACGCAGGCGGAGTGGGTGGCGCCTCAGGCGGTGTCGCACTTGGCGTTGTTTACACTAATACTGCTACAACAGTGACTGTCGGAGCAAAAGGTGTAGCGGCAACATCAAATAACACAAATATAGTTGCTCCAAATCAAAGTTCGTTTGGCAATTTATTGACATCTTCAACAAACTCCTTCTTTTGGACATCGGGTGCTGGCACTCAAAGCGGTGGTAACAGTGGGGGCGGTAATGGCAATGCAAGCCGTATATTTAGTTCCTTTAATGGCAACTCTACAACTGGTGGTGGCGCAAGCGGTGGCAAAGTACAGAATTATGGAAACGCAACAGGCGGAGGTTCTTCTGGTGGAGGGTCAGGCATAGGAACTGGCGGAAAACCAGGGGCAATGCCCGGTGGCAACGGGGCCAATGTGAATCCGACTACGGCTGGAACTGCCGCAACAGGTAAGGCAGCAGGAGGCGGAGGAGGAAACTCTACTGGCAACAACAATCCAAATGCTGTTGGTCGATTTGGTACAGATGGAAGCGACGGTGTCGTGTACGTCTTGAGAGGTTGGTAACATGGAAGAAAAAAGAGTTGCACTTATTAAAGATGGGGTTGTCTTCAACATCGTTGTTGCTCAGTCAGCGCCTGAAATGGCGACTTTGTTTAATTGTTTAGCAATTGAAGTCACAGAAGCAACAGGCCAAGCCTATGTGGGATATGGATTTGCGGATGGCCAATTCGCCTCTCCGCCACCACCTCCTGCTGATATTATCAGCACAGAAATCCCGCCAGAGGCGCTCGCTGCTCAAAACCAAAATTCTTAAACAGTTTACGGCTTGACTCGACTTAAAGTCTTAACTAATCTTTAGGAATGAAGATTAGGTTTATCTCGACTGCGATTGACCCTTCGATTCCTGAGCCTATTCCTGCAGTTAAAAAGATTCCTGAGTGGTATAAATCTATTCCGCGCTATACTGGAAAAGAAAAAAAACCAAGTCCTAGTAACATGACTGACGGAACAATTAAAACTTGTATGCCTGTCCTCGATGCTATGACGGCAGGATATTTAATCTTAAGCACCTCTGACCTCTATATTTCTAAACAGCCAGAAGGAAAGATGTATCAATGGGCGGCTCATGAACTAATTACATTTCACGGCCCGAATCAAATAAGCGGCTACCCGAAATCTGACGTCAAATTAAAAGGCGAAAAGGCTCCCAAGTTTACTAATCCGTGGATAATCCAAACACCAAAAAATTATTCTTGTTTATTTATTTCGCCGATGCACCATGACCTTCCGTTCACAACTCTTGCTGGAGTAGTAGATACTGATACTTATTTCAACCCTGTTAATTTCCCTTTTATGCCTGACCCTGACTTTGAAGGTTTAATTCCTAAAGGAACCCCTATTGCTCAAGTGATTCCTTTCAAACGAGATAATTGGGAAATGTCGATAGAAAACGCAGAAGAGTCTAAAGAATCTACTAAAAACTTTCTTAGCGTAAAAGGAACTATATTAGGAGAGTTTTTCGATAAATATAAAAAACATTATTGGGCGAAAAAAGAGTATAAATGAAATTCAAACATATAAATGGTCTTGGCGGATTACCAAGAAGTGGCTCGACATTGTTAGCGACTTTGTTAAATCAACACCCTAAAATTTATGCCTCGCCTCACTCTCCTTTACTTAATGGATTATGGAGTTTGCGAGATACTTTTATGAACTCAGAATCAATCAAATATGGGTTGCGAACTAGTGCGGCTCAAAAAACATTGTGGACTATGCCACAACATTATTATCAAGATGTACAAAAAGACATTATATTTGATAAACAATTTGTTTGGACGACTCCTGATAATTATGAAATGGCTACAAAAATATCTGCATTTCCGCGCTTTATTCTTACTTACAGGCCTATACTAGAAGTATTGGCTTCATTTGTTGTTAAATCTATAGATAATCCAGACTACTATTTGACTAAAGAACTAGAATCAAAAGACTTTTGGCCAAAACATTATTTAAGTAAAAACGACGCTATGGCGGAATACTTAATGACTGACCACGGTCTGATTCCAATGTCGATTTTGAGTTTAGCGTATGCTAAACAAAATGAAAGTAAGAACCAATTCAAATTTGTGGCTTATGACGACCTTGTTAACAACCCTCAAAAAGTTATGCAGGAGATATTTACTTTTATGCAAGTAGAACCAGTAGAAATCAAAGTTAGTAATATAGAAAACGTTTTTCGCTATCTTGATGCAGTACCGCTTGGCGTAGAAGACTTCCACTGGGTAAGGAGCGAAATTACCAAAGAATCACCAAAGCCTGAAGATTTATTCTCTGACTTTATCTTGAATAAATATAACAACGCTCTTGCGCCAATAGGGTTATAGGCGATGCAAATTATATTTATGCCGTCAAGTAAAGAAGCAGAACTCGTCATTGAACCACCAATCTCAGCCAAAAAGGCTCTGCCTGATTGGTATAAAAAAATACCGCCTTTCGATTCAAAAAATCTACAAAATATAGGATTAAAAATGTGTATGCCTTTTTTTGACGCCACTACAGGAGGCTACATACAAAGAACTTGGACAGATATCCATATTAAGATTGAAGGCAATGTAGTCTCCTATAACTTCGCCCAAGAACCTTTAATAATGTCGGCCCGAGAAACTCCAAGTATTTCATTGACTGAAAAGTATTATCCAATTGAATTCGTTTGGCAAAGGCAATGGTCTGCTCGCTTGCCTAAGGGCTATAGTCTGTTAATAACCCATCCCCATAACCGCCTTGACCTCCCTTTTCAAACACTGTCAGGACTTGTTGATGCAGATGCTTTTTACCACACCCCAGTTGGCAATATCCCTTTCTTTATAGAAAAAGGCTTTGAAGGAATTATCCCCGCAGGAACTCCGATGTACCAAATGATTCCTGTGAAAAGAGATAATTGGCATACTAAACTGATGCCGTTCAATAAAGACGAAACATTTCAGCGTAATCACATCATGAGGCGCAAGTTTTATGGGGCTTATCGCAGTATGTTTTGGCATAAAAAAACCTACAACTAAGGACGGATAGATGATAATACAAATAATAGGTCAAGCAGGTAGCGGTAAAACGGCTTTAGCCGAAGCCTTAACAGACCGCATAAACGCAATACATATAAATGCCGATAAAGTGCGAGCCGACTTAAATAAGGATTTAGGCTTCGACTTAGAAGATAGGATAGAAAACGCTAGACGATTAGGGGCGCTCGCTCGATTACTTGACGAGCAAGGCCAAATAGTGGTTGTTGATTTTATTTGCCCTACAGAAGAAACTAGAGATGCCTTTGGCGTAGCCGATTTCGTTGTATGGGTAAACAGGATAGAAGCAGGTCGCTTTGTTGATACAAATAAAATGTGGCAAAATCCAGTTAACTTTGATATCGAGATACCAGCAGGAATGACTATAGCCGAAGAAACTGACTTAGTTATTTTTCATTGCGGACTATATGATTGGAGCAAGCCAACCACTCTTATGTTAGGCCGATATCAACCTTGGCATGAAGGCCATCACGCTTTGTACCGTGAGGCTCAAAAACGGACTGACCAAGTAGTTTTAGGTGTGCGAAATACTTATGGAACGTCCGAAAAAGACCCGCTTACATTTAAGCAAGTCAAAGGCTTCATCGAGGCAGACACGGCTATGATTGGAGCCATGGTGGTTAAGTTTCCGAACATCACCAATATCGTGTATGGTCGAGATGTTGGATACAAGATAGAACAAGTCAAGTTAGGAGATGAGATTGAGGCTATTAGTGCTACTCAAAAGCGTAGGGAAATGGGTCTTTAACGCAATCTTTGATAACAAAATTGCAGACCGTGAAGAAGCCATTTACTTCGGAAATAACAATGAAAGTCACTAAAGCCCGCTCCTTCGTTAAATCTTTAACTTATCGAATCTTCGGCACCATATCCTCTTGGGCAGTTGTCTATGTGATAACAGGCCAAGGAACTTTAGCCGCTCTAGTGGCTTTTTGGGAGACTGTTGTAAAAGTGGGCATTTACTATCTTCACGAAAGAGGCTGGAATGCGGTGAAGTGGGGCAGGATTTCTTAGAAGTTTCCCTGTATCATAAGTAGCATGGCTTTTACATATACAGGCGACCCTGCAGGTAGCAACCGAGATAAGGTTCGCTTTCTAATTCAAGATACAGATAGTACAGACATTCATTTACAAGATGAAGAAATTGCCTATCTCTTAAGCACTTGGGGCAATGTTTACGATGCGGCTATTGCTGGCGCTGAAATTATTGCTGGCGCATACGCTCACAAAACTAATTACAGTCGCAGCATTGGCGATTTGTCTATCTCTGAGTCTTATGCGACTTCGGCTGGTGAATTTAGAGCATTAGCGGCAAGTCTAAGATTGCAGAAGGCCGACCTCTTTCCGCCAGCAGTAAAAGTGAACGCTCAGGCGTTAAAAAATACAGCCGATAGAACTCAAAGCACTTACACTACTGACTTCCGTACAGGGCTTCACGACTACACAGTATAAATTAGGAGTCTTATGGCCTACATAGCAGGACAGCCTAATCATTGGCTAGACGACATGACGCATACCGTCACTGTTTACTCTGCCTCCACAACTGATAATTACGGCAAAAAAACTATTGCTGGGAGCGGAACTTCTTACAACTGCCATTTGATAGTCGAAAAAAGTAAGTCTAAAGACGAGCAGGGTAATCAAATTACTGAAGGTGGTCGCTTATACATAATGTCTGACGCCAATATAAATGTCGATGACAGACTAGATTTACCCGATACCTCGATAGACCCTCGAATAATAAGTGTTAAAAAAGTCAAATACAGTGCTAACGGCACTCCTACTGTTCACCATACAGTTGTTACGTTTGGAGCCTTAGGTGGCTAGCGCTAAAAGGACTATACAGGTCGATATAGATTTCACTAAATTAAATGAGTTGCTAATTAAAGGCGGGCCAAGAGCGGCTACGGCTTTAGGCCAAGGGCTATACAAGGAAGCGGCTCAAGTCTTCGAGCAAAGCCAACAAGAGGTTCCAGTTGATACTGGTAATCTTAGGAACTCAGGAATACTAGGCCTGCCTTTCACAGAGAACGGACAAATGGTGGTGGAGATTTCATATGGAGGCGCCGCCGCTGATTACGCTATTTTTGTCCATGAGGATTTAGAAGCAAGACACCAACCTGGTAAGAAGGCTAAGTTCCTAGAAGGCCCTCTCAAAAGGCAAACAAAGGGCATGAGCACTCGTTTAACAAGTGCGGTAGTGAAAGGGTTAGGTCTGTAATGGCAACCGCTCTAGAGGCTATTGGTACTTATATCGACAATAACAACGCCACTTTGACTTTAGGAACTAATCTTTTTTTAGCCAAAATGCCTGATACTCCTGATTTATGTGTATGTGTTTATGAATATCAAGGTTTTGCCCCTATCGAAACTTTCGGCCCTACCGCTTTCGAGGTTAATCGCCCTAGCATTCAAATAGCCGTAAGAGCAGGCAGAGATGATTACCCTGCCGCTAGGGACTTAGCAGACACGCTTAGGACTTTAGTCTGCGGTATGACAAACGTAAGCGTAAGCGGAGTATTAGTTATGCGGGTATCTTCATCTGGAAGTTTGTATCCTCTTGGTGCCGACCAATTGGAGAGGCCTCGTGTCGTTTTTAACCTAGACTGTCATGTGGATGTGTAAACTTGGGCGAGATAGAGGTTAAACGAGACCCCTACGCCCGAGGAGAGAATCGTGACGAATTTCCAAGATGCTGGCGATGTAACAGAATCCTTGCTGAGTTCTTATCAAGACCATGGAAACTCAACTGCGGAAGATGCAAAGCCACTAATCAACAACTCAGTTAGTTTTGATACTGCTTTAGATAATTTTATTCCAAATAAAAAATCGAATGGCATGATTTGTTCTGTCAAAAGAACATTAGATAGTTTGGAAGAACCAACTAAAAGTAAACTAATAAATTTGATAGATAATCCTGAAGTATTGTCTTTAGATTTGGTTGGCTTGCTTAAAAAATATAATTACACTGTAAGTGCCGAAGTTATGCGCCGACATAGGCGCAGGGCAAAAGGCGGAGGTTGCTCTTGTCCTTAAACTTTGATGAAGAGATGGACAAACTTCTCCAAACTTCTAGTAATCCCACTAATGAGCCGAAATTAAATAAAATAGGCGCAGAGTGGCAAGCAGGAGTTATTTGGAATGGTGATGAAGGAACAATAACCACAACCGCTTTGCCTTTAGAAGAAGCGCCGAACTGGGATGCAATTTTACGAATTTGGGGCTTAGACCCTGAAAAGTTTAGAGTCGTAGAACCTGTTTTGTTTAATGTATGGGGCAATCCTGATGGTGCATTAAATCGTCAATGGAAAGGTAAAGTCGTTCAATTTAAGGACGACGCAAACAAAGAAGATTTAACTGAGTTAGAAAACGAAATTAAAAAATATAAACCCAAATTAAAAACTAATTTCGAAGGCCAAGGAGCATTGGTTGTAGTTTTATCTGACTGGCAAATCGGTAAGGCTGATGGAGATGGCCTAAAAGGAACAATTGAGCGAATACTAAACTCTATTGATAAAGTAGAAATACGAATAAAAGAGTTAGAAAAACTCAAACGGCCGATTGGTAAGTTAGTAGTTTTATGGACAGGGGATTCAATCGAAGGTTGCGTAGGGCATTATGCTCAACAAACATTTTCAGTTGAATTAGATAGAAGAGACCAAGTCAAAGTCGCTAGGCGTTTATTGAGAGATGCGCTTATGAGATGGAGCAAGTATTTTAATGAAGTGCAAGTACTGGCAGTTGCGGGCAATCATGGAGAAAATAGAAATAGTGGCGGCAAGTCTTACACCACATTGAACGATAATGATGATGTGGCAATAGTTGAACAAGTTGCCGAGATATTAGAGGCCAATGAAGAGGCTTTCGGTCATATCCAATTCGCTATACCTAAAGATAGATTGAGCATTACTGCCGAAGTAGCAGGTTGGGTGCTCGGCATTACACATGGCCATGCCGCTCGAAGAGGCGGACAAGGAGTTGAACAAAAACTAAGGAGATGGCTAGAAGGGCAAGCATTAGGTCGCCAACATGTAGGCGGTGCTGATGTATTAGTTTCAGGGCATTATCACCATTTCCGAGTTGCGGATTGGGGCGGTTGCGTTTGGCTCCAAGCACCCGCTATGGATGGTGGTAGTGATTGGTGGCAAGAGATAACTGGCGAAAAATCAGAGTCAGGCGTTTTAACTTTTTGTATGTATCCTGAAATTAGAGTTACAGACATAGCATTACTTAAGTAAGTCTAGCCACCTTATATCCTTTAATGGTGCTAATCTTGTCTTACCGAGTCCATTGAGACCCCGCTACATATAGAGCCCTTTGAGGTCTAAGGTAGTTGGGTCCGTGTTGCCTAAAGGAGGCGTTACATGACCCAATACCGAGTACTAGCGGGCCTCGACTATCCGCCTGATAAGCGTGCCGAAGCGGGAAGCGTAGTTTCAGATATTCCAGAAAAATCAGCAAAATGGTTACTCGACCAAGGCTTGATTGAACTAGCCGATGGTAAGTCAAAGAGTTCAACTAAACAAATAATCACTGAAGAAGTTCCAGCCCCTGTTGCCGCTGAAGAGCCATTTGACGCTAATGCGCAAGATACTGATGGGGACGGCTTTGTTCAAGATGGAACCCCACACCAACGTCCAGTTGAGGAGAAATAATGCCAACCTTTCGCCATGGTAAAAATACTGTTTTATTTGCTGACGAGTTCGACTTAACTACCTTTTTGAATAGCGTTTCTGTCAGCAACACTATTGAAACCCCTGAAACTACTACTTTCGGTTCATCTGACCGCACCTTTATCGTCGGTCATTCAGATGGTTCTATCTCTTTCGAAGGATTATTTGACGGAACAGCCGACGCAGTAGATGAAATTTTGGAAAGCGCTTTAGGGAATACAACTAACAAAATAATTAGTACATCAAGCGACAGCACTTCTGTCGGCGGTAGGGCGGTTCTTGTGGACTCCGCTTCTACTGGTTATGAGATAAGTAGCCCACTAACAGATGTTGTTGCCGTTTCGGGCGAAGCGGTAGCGAATAATGGACTTGACTATGGCGTTTGGCTTGCTTGCAAAGTCGCCGCTACAAGTACATCAACAGGTAGCAGTGTAGATAATGCTGCGTCTTCAAATACTGGAGCCGTTGCCCATTTGCATGTAACTGCCAACACTCGCTCAGCAACAGTAGTAGCGAAAGTCCAACACTCGGCTGATAACTCAACTTGGGCGGACTTAGTTACTTTCACGACTATTGGCATTAGCACTAATACTGCTCAACGCTCAGTCGTTGCCTCAGGAACAACTATCAATCGTTATGTGCGTGCGTTGGTAACTCCAGGGGCTGGTACAGGTTCAATCACATTCAGCATCGCATTCTCAAGGAGATAAAAAAATGCCAACATTTCGTCACGGTAAAGCCGCCGTCTTCAAAATTGATGACTCAGGCGGAACACTAAGAAATATCAGCGACACCCTAAACTCAGTTTCATTTCCTCGTGAGGCTGAAGTTTTAGAAACTACATCATTCGGTTCATCTGACCGTACTTATGTAGTCGGATTTAAGAACCAAACTATCAGCATTGAAGGTTCCTTCGACGCCACAGTCGATGGATATTTGGCTGGAGTATTAGGAGCAGAGGCAAGCCTTTCATTCGAGTATGGTCCTGAAGGTTCAACTTCGACTTATACAAAATACACAGGTGAGTGCTTCTTAACATCTTACGAAACCGCAGCAGGAGTGGGCGACATTGTTACTTACTCAGCAGAGTTTCAGATTACAGGCGCCGTAACTCGCGGGGCTTACGCATAATAATTAAAAACCTAGTAGAATCCCGATAACCGAGTCCAACGAGACCAAAAGGAGAAAACGTGTCCATTAGAGACCAAATCTTATCTGCTCAGGATATTCCATCAGAAATTGTGGATGTTCCAGAGTGGGGCGTAAAAGTAGAAGTTCGTGGTATGACTGGTGCCGAGCGCACACGCATCATGGATTTAGCGATTGACAACAAAGGCGGAGTTAATCTCCAATTTGTATATCCCGAAATTGTAATTGCTACGTCGTTTGATATCGATAAAGGCGAACAAATTTTTAAGCCCGCAGATCGTGACGCTTTATTAGCCAAAGCCGCTACAGCATTAGACCGCTTAGCCGCCGTTGGTATGAGGTTGTCGGGTTTTACGCAGGAGAGCGCTGACGCAGTGGGAAAAGATTCCTCCGCAACGGCTACCGAAGATTCGTCTTCGAACTCGCAGAACGCTTAGGTAGAACTGTCGAGGAACTTTTATACGGCAGTTCAACTTTTCAACCTATCTCCGCTATTGAGTTAGCGGAGTGGGAATCACTTGAGCGGTTGCGGATATGGGAACAAGAGCAAGAGGCCAAAAGAAGGAAGTGAAGTTAGATGTCAGTTGTAGATGTACTGGCTCGTCTAAAGGCCGACACCTCTCAATTTACATCTGCCATGGAGAAAGCGGCAGATTCCACTAATAAAGTTAGCGTTGCCGCAAACAAAACTTCAGGGGTTTTAACTAATAAATTACGGCTGGCTTTTACAGTAGCCGCAACAGCCGCTGGCGCTTATGCGTTGAAATTAGGGCGAGATTCAGTTCAAGCCGCCCAACAAGCCGCTGCTGCTCAAAATAGATTAAGAAAATTACTCTTAAATACTAATGGGGCAACAGAGGCGCAGATACAGATTTTATTTCAACAAGGCAAAGCCCTCGAAGCATTAACAGGTATCTCTAAAGAAAATATAACAGTAGTTCAATCGCAATTAGCGACTT